AGACTCAGCAGGATGTCTCCAATGTGGTGGAGGAGAACAAGGACCAGTTCAACGCCACCGACAACAAGGCCAACTGGACAGGCGAGTGGCACAAGGTGGCAAGCATTCCACTGAACATTTACTACGAGCTGCAGGCCAGCGGCAAGATCACAGATCAAGCCTATATGAAGCGCTGGCTCAATGACCCCGACAACAGATTCTTCAGAACAAGGCCAGGACAAGTATGACAATCATTGCGGTTTGCACTCCAGCGCGGGATATGGTTCACACCCAGTACGCCTATTGCCTGGTGAATATGGTGGCATTTCACGCCTGCAATACGGATGACCGCATTGACTTGAAAATCATGCAGGGTACGCTGATACAAAATCAACGGGCAGAGCTGGCGCTGGACGCCATGCGCGAGGGCTGCACCCATGTCCTGTTCATTGACTCAGACATGACCTTCCCACAGGACATGATTCAGCGACTGATGGCGCATGACCTTGACATTGTGGCAACCAACTGCGCCAGGCGTCGGATGCCGACAGGCCCAACTGCCAAGGTTGGCAACAAGTTGGTGTTCTCCACGTTGGAGGACCACGGTCTGCAGGAGGTGGACACCATTGGCATGGGCGTCATGCTGATCAAGGCAGATGTCTTCCGCAAGATGTCCGAGCCTTGGTTTGAGACGCCCTGGCGCAATGACAAGCGGGGCTATGTCGGCGAGGATGTCTTCTTCTGCCTCAAGGCGAAAGAAATTGGGTATAAAATATATATTGACCATGATGTCTCCCGAGAGATAGGCCACATTGGGACCTTTGAATTTCGGCACGAGCATACCTGGGTAGTCAAGGATTTGCAGGAGGCATGATATGGCACTCTCCACCTATGCCGAGCTGAAGACATCAGTTGCGGACTGGCTCAATCGTTCTGACCTGACAGCGGCAATCGCTGACTTCATCAGTCTCGCAGAGGCTCAGATGGAGCGCGTCCTGCGGAACAGGAATATGCTGACCCGAGGCACGGGCAACATCACCGTCGAGTACACGGCATTGCCAGCGGACTTCCTCGACGGGTTGACGCTGAAGCTGACGGGGACCAACCCCATCACACCCCTCCAGTTTGAGACACTCAACAACCTGGACCAGCTGCAAAACACGACTTACCTGTCAAATGGCAAGCCGCTGTTCTACGCCATCATTGGGACTAACTTCAGAGTCCTGCCGATACCTGACAGCACCTACGCCTACGAGATTGACTACTACGCAAAGCTGGCAAAGTTAAGCGTAAGCAACACAACCAACTGGCTGCTGACCCAGGCACCTGACATCTACCTGTATGGTTCCTTGCTGCAGGCTGCGCCTTACCTGCAGAATGACGAGCGCATACCCGTCTGGGCGGCGCTGTACACCAGGGGCATTGAAGACTTACGCCTCGCTGACAACAGATCGACACAGGCCGGGACTATGCTCGCAAGAGCAAGAACACTAGGATAAATCATGGCAGATACCACCACCACAAACCTACTACTGACCAAGCCAGAAGTTGGAGCCTCAACTGACACCTGGGGTACGAAGGTCAACACTGACCTTGACCTGGTGGATGCACTGTTTGCAGCGGCTGGCACTGGCACCAGCGTTGGCCTCAATGTTGGCGCTGGCAAGACGCTGGCGGTTGCCGGGACGCTGACAGCAACAGGCACCACCAACCTGACATCACCAGCAGTCACCACCAGCCTCACCACGCCATCAGCAACCTTTGCCCTGGTCAATACCACGGCAACCACAGTCAACCTGGCTGGCGCTGCTACAGCCCTAAACCTTGGTGCTGCCACTGGTACGCTGACCGTTGCCAACACCACCCTGGCTGCGAAGGCCATCACAGCCAGCACTACCCTGGCGGTAACTGGCACATCCACACTGACGGGTGCAGTCACAGCAACGGCTGGCGTGACAGGCCCAATCACTTCATCCAGCGTAGCAATCACTGGCGGCAGCATCACAGGCATCACCGACCTGGCAGTGGCTGATGGCGGCACGGGTGCTTCTACAGCAGCCACGGCACTCAACAACCTGCTGCCATCACAGACATCTGCCAACCAAAAGTACCTGCAGAGCGATGGCTCCAATGCATCCTGGGATGCAATAAGCCTGTCCACTGCCGACATCACAGGCATTTTGGCAGTGGCAAATGGCGGTACAGCAACAGCAACCCCTAGCATTGTTGGTGGCACCAACGTCACCGTAACAGGCACCTGGCCCAATCAGACCATCACGGCAGTTGGCTCTGGCTTTGGCGATGTGGTAGGCCCAGCATCTGCGACAGATAACGTCATCACAAGATACGATGGCACAACAGGCAAACTAATTCAAAACAGCCTGGTGACTGTGGCTGACGATGGCGCAATCACAGCGCCACAAGTTGGGTCAGTAATTCCTTTCTACTACGCCAACCAGGCGGCTTTCCCGTCAGCCGCTACCTATCACGGGGCTTTGGCCCACAGCCATGCAGACAATGCTATGTACTTTGCTCACAGCAGTGCATGGTGGCGGCTGCTTGATGTGTATACAACTGTCACTGTCGCGCAAGGTGGTACAGGTGTAGCAAACAACGCAGCCATGACCGTCACAGGCTCTGGCAATTTTGCCTATACCAGAACACTGACAGCAGCCACCAACGTCACGTTTCCGACAACGGGGACTCTAAGCACATTGGCTGGCACGGAGACACTCACCAACAAAACCATTGCATTTGGTAGCAACACCCTGTCTGATGTGGCAAGCCTGTCTACAGCGCAGACCTTCACAAGCACAAAGACCTTTGCAGGCTCATCTTCAGTGCTGGCAGAAATCCTGACCAACACAGCAGAGGTGGCAACAGTATCGGCAACAGCAGCTACAGGAACAATCAACTACGATGTCACCACGCAGTCTGTCTTGTATTTCACAACTAACGCAAGTGCAAACTGGACTGTCAACTTCAGAGCGTCCAGCGGCACATCACTCAATACTGCTATGACAACGGGTCAGTCTGTGACTGCGGCTTTCCTTGTCACGCAAGGCTCGACTGCCTACTACAACTCTGTGGTGCAGGTAGATGGCTCAACCGTGACCCCTAAGTATCAGGGCGGTACAGCGTATGCGGCGGGTAATGCAAGTTCGGTTGACGTGTATATGTACACCATTGTCAAGACGGGCAATGCGGCATTTACTGTGTTTACTTCACAGACCAAGTTTGCGTAAGGACTGATATGCCATTAGTACAAACAAGGGGTGCGGCATCAGCCCAAGGCTTTGGCGAGTTTGCACAGGCGACTGCTGTTAACTACATTGAGGAGATGTTCAGCACGTACCTTTATACGGGTACGGGTGCGGCTCAAACAATAACTAATGGCATTGATTTATCTACCAAAGGTGGATTAGTTTGGATTAAAGACCGCAGCAATGGCGAGTCTCATTCACTCTGGGATACTGCTAGAGGCGTTTCGGCGGGTCTACAATCAAACGCTACTTCTGCACAATACTCTGATGCAATATCTCTCACTGCATATAATTCAAATGGGTTTTCTTTAGGGACTGATGCTAATGTAGGGTGGGTAAACAGAAGCCCTGATACCTACGTCTCATGGACATTCCGAGAGCAGCCAAAGTTCTTTGATGTTGTGACGTATACGGGGAATTCTTCTACGCAAACTATTGCACATAACCTTGGTTCAACACCGGGGATGATTGTGATAAAGAAAACAAACAACGTGTCAAATTGGACTGTTTGGCACAGAAGTCTAGCCGCTAATGACACAATAAGATTGAATGACACTGCTGCCGCTGCGGACTATGGTGTGTACATCACAAACGTGAATTCCACTGGATTTGATGTTAACTCGGCTTCGTCAATTAACAACAGCGGTGACACATACGTAGCCTACCTATTCGCCCACAACGCAGGCGGCTTTGGCCTTGCGGGTACGGACAATGTGATTTCGTGTGGGTCGTTTACGGCTGATGGCAGTGGGGGTTGTGATGTTAATCTTGGGTACGAGCCTCAGTGGATTATGTATAAATCTTCTACCCGAGTAGTTAATTGGACAATTACCGATAATATGCGCGGCTGGCATCCCCAGACCACTGTCAATCCTCGGTTACCCCCAAATACTTCTGCCGCAGAAACTACTTCAAATGACCAAGGCATTTTAAGTACGGGTTTTAATAGCTTAAATAATTTCAGTGCTGGCGAAACCGTTATTTACATAGCCATACGCCGTGGCCCGATGAAAGTGCCTACGCTGGGGACGAGTGTGTTTAGTCCTGTAACGTATTCTGGAGACGATTCAAACACTAATCGTATAATTACTACAGGGTTTCCAGTTGACTCGGCATTTTTCTTACGGCGTGAATTTGATAATCGTGCTGTTTATGACAGACTTCGTGGGCAAGGAGCAAGGGTTAATACTAACTACGCAAATGCGGAATCAGAGGCAGGAACAACCAAGGCTATATTTAGTTCCAACACAGGAATGTTGATTAACTATGACTCAAGCAGCAATACAAATGCACTGGGTGCTACATATGTTCTTGAGGCATTCAGACGCGCCCCCAGCTTCTTTGATGAGGTTTGCTATACGGGGACGGGAAGCAATACAACTCAAACACACAACCTTGGCGTTGTTCCTGAGTTGATACTTGTTAAACGTAGAGATACCACTGGCGCATGGGATAGTTATTCTTCTGCACTTGCAAATACAGAATATATTGTTGTAAATACTACTGCCGCTAAAGCAACGGGAACAACAAGATGGAACAGCACAACACCAACATCTTCTGTTTTTAGCGTTGGTACAAGCACCACAACAAATGCTTCCGCTGGAACCTACATTGCATACCTCTTCGCAACCTGCGCTGGTGTTTCCAAAGTAGGCAGCTACACAGGCAATGGCACAACCCAGACAATTGACTGTGGGTTTGGTGCTGGCGGGGTTAGGTTTGTACTTATCAAGCGCACTGACGCTGCTGGGGATTGGTATACCTACGACACTGCCCGTGGCATGACGGTATTGACAGACCCGTATGTGCGACTTAATGCTACTGGTGAATTTGCAACGCTTGGCTCAGTGACCACCGTATCAACGGGCTTTGCGCTGGACTCAGCAATTCTGGCAGATATCAACGTCAGTTCTGGGAGCTATTTGTTCCTTGCAATTGCCTAGACTTTAAAGGACACACTATGCAGATACGAACACAAACAGGCGCGGTCATGTACGAAGCAGAGTTTCGTGCATATCAAAAAGCCAATGGTGGCCCGTCATGGGACATAACAACAACCGAGGTCTTGACGGCTCTGGGCGCTGATGTTGTCTTTGAAGGCCCACAAGCCTCTGGCGGGACGGTCTACCAGTACAGCCAACGTGATGGTGTTGAGCAGATCAGCGGCAAGTGGTACACCAAGTACATCCTCGGCCCTGTCTTCACCGACACAGCAGACACAACTGCTGCCGAGCAAGAAGCGGCTTACAAGGCCAGCAAGGACGCAGATCAGGCCAAGTCAGTACGCACCAGCCGGGATGACAAGCTAAAAGAAACCGATTGGATCGTCATCAAGAATTTGGAGTTGAACGCTAACATCCCCGGTGCGTGGGAAGTCTACCGCCAAGCATTAAGGGACATCCCAGCGCAGGCTGGCTTCCCTTGGACAATCACTTGGCCCACACAGCCCTAATATAAGGATCAAATCATGGCTACAGTAGCACTATCTGGAATCATCACGCCAAGCAATGTTGTCACGGCGACCAGCACAACCACGCTGACCAACAAGACGCTGACAAGCCCCGTACTGACAACACCTAATTTAGGAACACCAACTACTTTAGTGCTGACATCAGCCACGGGATTGCCGCTAACCACTGGTGTAACGGGCAACTTGCCTGTTACAAACTTAAACTCGGGCACATCTGCATCCGCAAGTACATTCTGGCGTGGCGATGGTGCTTGGGGTGCTGCGGGGTTTACTCTTGGAACTCCTGTTGCTACCACATCAGGCACAAGCATTGACTTTACTGGAATACCCGCAGGCGTAAAACAAATCATCATAACTTTTAAAAATGTGTCTACAAACGGAACTAGCCCAAAGTTAATACAAATTGGAGATTCTGGAGGTATAGAGACTACTGATTACACCTGCGTTAGCAAAAATATAGATTCTACTACCATCACCTCTGGTAACTCTACTGCTGGTTATGCAATACAAGCTGTTTTAGCCTCAGATCAGCTTTTTGGAAGTGTTTTTCTGGTTCTTGAAAACTCAACAACAAACTCATGGACTGCTGGCGGTACTATAGGCGCATCAAACGACATTTCAGTTTCAGTGCAGGGCATCAAATCACTTTCTGCTACGCTTGATCGTATACGCATCACAACCGTAGGCGGTACTAACACCTTTGATGGCGGCGAAGTCAACATTGCGTACATATAAGGAGCCATCATGCACACCATACAAGCAAATGTAAGTACTGGCGAGATTGTTCAGATTCCCTATACGCCAGAGGAGCAAGCCGAATACGATGCAAAAAAGGCAGCTTATGCTGCTGGCGCAGGCACTCGCAAGGCCGCAGAGGTTAGGGCAGAGCGTAACGCAAAAATAACAGCGTGCGATTGGCGGGTGCTGCCAGACGTTTCAAACAGTGATGTTTGGAAAACCTACAGGCAGGCACTGCGCGACATCCCAGCACAAGCAGGATTCCCAAACAATGTCACTTGGCCTGACGCACCATGACTGAGAAAATGATCAGCGAGACAGAGGCCAAGCTGGCAGTGCATGAGGCCATCTGCGCCACAAGATACGAAGGCATCCAGAAGAGCTTTGCTGATGGCTCAAAGCGCATGACCCGCATAGAGTACCTGCTGTATGGGGTGATTGTCTGTGTTCTGTTCGGCCCCG